GGACTTTATTATGCCGTCTATAAACTCTACGATTGTTTCATAGTATACAATTTTTTTCTCAGTCTCAATAATCTCATCGTCAGAATTGATATACATTTGAAGGTCTGTCTTTAGAACTTTTAGATCAAAAGGTTTTGCAGCATAAATCTTTGCATCAGATTTACCACCGTAATATTCCCATTTTTGACGATATAACCTTTTATGTTCAGCTTTGCACTGAAACATCATAAGTTTATATTTGGACTTATAATCTAGCCATTTTGGTTTGATGATTTGATTTTTATAAGATTGTTGGTGTAAGTCTTCATCATCTAAAATAATAAGGTCTTCTTTAGCTTCCGCCTGTAGTTCACTTAACTTATCCATTTATTCTCCATTATTGTATTTAGCAATCTAAAAATTCGTAGATTTGATATGAAAATGTAGCAGTTGCAATTAAATTGTTAGCATCAGTAGCACCTTGATCGTATTGTAATGAACTAAGACTTACAGGAAAGCAATTTTCAAAATTAATTGTAACTATGGGATTATTTTTATTTGATAATATTATTAAAAATGCATCCGAATAAAATGATGCGTCTGAAACAGCTTTACCAATTGAATCTACAGAAGGAGTTGCTGTATCCACTGAAGAAACTTGGGTTGATTTGTTTGATCTAAAATCACTAAATTGTTTTCTATTTTTAGGAAATCCAATCCCTATCATCCATTCGTGCAATGTTCTATAATTTTCTAAGAATTCATCTACAATAAAAGTAATGCTTAATTGTTCATACGTTAATTTATCTCCCATTATTGGAATATTTTTAAAGGGAGTTCCATATTCATATTGTCCTAAACTTATGCCAGGAAGATTGCAAGACGTTGTAAAAAATTCCACTTTCGGTAATTGATTAATACCAAAACGAAATTGAGTTGGACTTGCGTAGTCTAATTTATCTGGTTGACGACCAACACCTGATACTGGATTTAGTGCCATGACATTTTCCTTTGCAACTATTTATAAAGAAAAAAAGGGGGAGAGCCGAAGCCCTCCCCAAATTTATAGTCAAGTTTCTTATTGTAACAATCTTACATAAGGTTTGTAACTTTAACCCGACGATAGTAAGAATTTTGGTTCGCAGTAACTGCAATTGTAGCAGCAGTATTTGCAGCTTCAGCATTAGCAACGGCGAATGGATTAGCAGCCATACCATAACGGGTTTTGAAACCAATCTTGGGCTGGAAGCTGTTCTCACCAACTGCACGAACCATTTGTAGTGGAACATATGGGCAGTAGAAGAAACCAGCATCGTAAGGCGATGTGCCTTTATATCCAACAACGTAGTACTGACTTGCAGCAACATTGGCTGAATATGGATCAACATAAACCTTCATGCGACCATTCAATGTACCAGCAAATGTGGTAGATGTATCATCGACATTCAAGTTGTTTGAGTTAAGAGCAGGCGTGTAATCAAGAACACCGGCCATCTGAAGTGCAGAAGCAACATCAGCGGAACAGATCATCATGTTACCCTTACCACGACGAGTTCTTTGACCAATCGCATTTGCATCACGCTCGATTTGGAACATCAAACCCTTAAACTTCTCAACTGACCAACGACCATTTGAATCGGTGTCAAGATCGAAGATACCAGCAGTTGTTGTATTGATTTGTGCGCCAGATTCAGCAGTCTTGTAGATAGAACGAACAACCTCACGGTTGATTTCTGCAAGAATTTCTGTTGAAAGAATGTTAGCAAGCTCTGTCTCGGCATCCAAACCGTGGATTGCCTTAAGGTCTTGAGCAAGTTCCATTGAATACTCAGCTTTCAATGCACGGGAAACTGCCGTAACAGTTGACTTATCAATACTGAATGACATCTCAGCAAAAGCGTTTGATCCACTATCGCCAAGTGCTTCAGATTGAGCAGTTGTCATACCAGTTGCAAATGTGTAAGTTCCAGCAGAAGGGCTGTCATTAAGAGCAGCAGGATTGCTTTCACTTGCACCAATGTCACCGCCGCCATTTCCTCCAGCAGCGTTCTGGTTCGAGAAGTCACCAGAGAAACCGTTCGCAACTGCGCCGGTTGTCTCATCGACCAATGCTTCTTCACCATCCATTGACAGATGGCGGGCCCGCATTGCAAAGATAAGTCCTGTTGGACCTGTCATTGGCTGAACACCACAAATATCATATGCGATAAGATTTGGCATTGCACGGCGAACTAGTGAGATCAAAATTGGGTCCCAATTTCCAACACCGGAAACATTACTTGTAGGAACTGATTCCGAAAGGAAAGATGCATCTTCTCTCATAGCAGCTTCTTGGTTTTCGAGAATAACAGTGGTTACGGCCCGCTTATAAGAATCCTCAATCGTAGGTAGATCGGGATGCTCTAGGACTGGCGACCACTTTTCTTGTAGATGTTCTGTTTGAAACATTTGTTTCTCCTTTATTTTTTTTTATTACATCTATTTATGATTTAATAAATTTATGAGCGCCCGTTAATACGAGTTTCGACACGACCAATTGCAGACGAATATGCCCTCATTGCATCACTCGTATCAATGTCCTGTTCGGCGCTACCGTAGTTTTCATAATCAATTTCATAAGCCTCTTCTGCTAAATAATTAGTCTTCGGGAAATAGCTTTCCTTTAGAGTATCTAACTTATCACGGAAACTGTCTTCACTGTTAAAATCAACATCTTCCGTAAGTGACTTAAACTTCTCAAATTCTGTATCAGCCAAATCAGAGGAAACCTCTAAAATGACCTGTTCCCGAACCAATTCGGAGTTCACGGAATTCATATGGATATTTGATTCCATAATTGAATTTAAATGATCTTCTAGTTCAGCAATTCTGTCAGATTGTGCTTCCAGAATATCATATCTTTCCTCTGGAACATCAATATAATGATCTTCAAATAGTTGTTTCAAACCAGAAATAAAGTCTTCAGCAATCTCACCTTTAAGACCTCTTTCAATTGCTAATTCATTTTCCTGCATCCATTCCTCAACAACATAGTCGAGGTATTGATCTACTTTTTCTGAAAGTGACTGTTTAAATTCGTCAACTTCTTCAGCAATAGCATATTGCGCTTCTTCCATAATCCTTGTTACTTCTTCACGGGTTTTAGATTTAACCGCAGCTTCAAAAATTACCGCCGCTTTTTCTTTAAATTCTTCAGAAAGGTCTTCACCTTCCATCAATGCTTCCACATCAGCGGTGATGTCAATATTCTGAATTTGCATTTCTACAACTTCATCCATCTCATCTTCATCATAATATTCAGCTGATTCCCCTTCATCAAGAGAAGTAACGAGATCATACAAATCTTCATCATCCATTTCTTCCATTGTGGCAAGGGAGTGTTCCATAGTGGATTGAAGATGATTTAGCAAATCTTCTCTTGAAATGTCCTCTTCTTTCATTTTCTGCATTGGCATTTGCCCCGGAGGTGTAACACCAGTACCTTGATTTGAACTACTTGCAGATGAATTTGGGTCCATAAGTTTTTTCATTTTTTCTGCGCTGAGTCCTTTTCCACCGGGCAAGGTCGCTGCTTTTTTACTATCGCCTTCATCAGGCAATGCTTGATCAGCATCAACATGTGCTTTACCAGTGTCATTGACATTATCGAGAGGATCGTTAATATCATCGTCTTGTTTCATTGGCTCTGCTTTGAGTCCCTTTCCACCGGGTAATGACGCTTTCTCATCTAATTCGGCCATAACCTCTGCTTCTAGTTCCTCTATCGTTTGATCTAATTCGGACATAGGAAGTCTCCTTTTTTTATTAAATATATTTATAAATTACAATTTCTTGAGAAATTTAGCAAACTCCAATGCCTCCACGTTAGCTTGCCTATGACGTTCCTTAACATCAAATTTTTCTTTTAACTTAGCAACATGCGCTTCAATTAATGATCCATTGTTCCAAACCCATTCTTTTCCTTCCATTATACCTTGGACAAATGCATTTGGTGCGGATGGGTCTGCAACAATATCAGCCGCTGCTGCGAGATAAAAATCACTATTCACATACTTGGCGCCATTCTTTTCGGTCAAGCTTCCCATGCCTCTAGATGACACACCTAATTTACAACCTTCATCCATAAGGTTTCTGACAATTTTTCCCATAGGTGTGTCTAATATTCTTGCTTCACCCATAATATTTGCTCCATCTGGATACAATGCTGTTACTATGTGTGAAACTCTTTCAAGATTTACAGTTGGACCTTCTGGATGACCTAGTTCACCAAATGCCCGCTTCTCATTTACAAACTTTTTATTATATTTTAAAACTTCATTTTCTAAAATTTCCATAGGGTAGATACGACCATTTCGGTTTTTAATATCACCCTGCATAAAAACACCTTCAATTCTATAGGTCTTTTTACCATTTTCTTTTTCTTCAGTAACAAACTCTACATCAACAATAGATTCTGAAATTAATTTTACATTACTCATGGGCCTGCTTGTCCTTGTCCAATTTCTTCAACATAAACAGCGCCGTCACTACCGGCAGTTTCGTTGATTACTGAAATACGAAATTCAGTCTCCGCTCTGTCATAAAGAAGAAAGCCTGGGGAATCTGATGTTCCAGCTTCTAATATTATTGCATTAGCATTTGTATCATCATCATCATTCTGTGCTACAGGAACTCCAGAAGCAAATCGTAGTGCCCGTTCTACATCAGGAACTACTGTTGTTGAAGTGCTTGCTTTTAAATAAAATCCATTTGTAGAAGATGCCGTAGGATAATCATCTGAAATAAGAAAAAGAACATCATTGCCGCCAAACTCTGTTACTCTGTATGAGGAAGCTGGGGATAATTTACCAATAATAGCTTCATGTGCTGCGTCATCAGCTGTCTGTGCTGCTGTAACTGTGCCAGCAACTCTTAATGTTTTAAATGACATCTCATACTCCTATATGGCTAACATTTCTTTTTCAAAATATCCCATAAGTTCTCTTTCAGTAACTTCGAACTTTTTTGATACTTCTCTTATAGTTTTCTCAAAAGTATTTAGGAAATTTGAAGGTTTAGCATCCATAATTTTAAAAATAGAATCAACAGCACCTCGCATTTTAGGAGACAATTTCTTGTATTCCTTTGATGCTCTGTGTTCATTTTTCTCAAAAACTGTGGTTTGATAAATTTCATGAATACTTTTAAGCATTATAAATCTCAAGCGACATCATCATCACCACCTGATCTGTTTGCTTCTGCTTCTTTATTTCTAGTTTTCTTTACTTGTCTCTGTAAAGAAGTCTGTGAACCAATATCCAGTTCGCTCTTAGACCCGTAACCGCCTCGAGCTGTACCCATTTTTTCACTAGTTTTTTGACCTCGAAGTATTGCTCCGGCTCCTGGGCCTTTTTTAGATGCAATCTTTTCCCGAGCTTTTACATTTACTTTTACTCCCTGATCAGCCTTTTTTGATCCCGAAGCGTCCCGCACAGTCTTTGCGATTTTAACACTCGAATTTGACAGTGACGCCACAGCTCTATCTTGAGCCATTTTCGCTTTTGGAGTATACTTTCCCTTCTTCATCTCTTGTGATTGCTTGCCGACTTTCATTGCCGCTCTTTGCATCTCAGGACCAGCTTCATTAACAGAATCACTAGCTAGTTCAATCCTTCTCAATTCTAAAGCAGCACCTACTTTATCAGTCATGCTGTTAGAAAAATGTATCTCAGCTTCTAGATTTTCACCATCAGTAATACTATTAATGAATTCTCTTGAGTTTTCCATTTAATTATCCTTTATTGCATATTTTCTGAATCGTTATCACTAAACTCTTTTGTCCTAGAATTTCTTTTAACCTTGTCTGGTGCATTGTCCTTATCTCTATGCTTCGCAATAGATTTTGAACCAATATCTAATTCTCGTTGTCCATGTCTTTGTTCAAGATCAGACATATATTTTTTAGCTTTTGGGTTGGACATTGCCTTTTTATATAAAGCGGGATTTTCTCGAGCCGCCCTACCTTTCGCAGAATGCATACCTTGGCCAATACCAGTGCTGGTATCCTTCATTATTTTTGTAGTTTTCTTTATAAGTTTAGCTTCTTTATTCTTATCTCCCTGTCCGGCCTTCCGCATAAGCGCAGTATCACGTACTTCTTGCCCAAGGCTCTCATTCGCCGCTTTATCATTAAAATGGAACTTGTTCTTATACCGCTTTACCCTCAATTTCTTATCGTCAGCAGGGTCATTACCAGTTGGGTCTTGAAGTTCTTTCTGCCGTATACTGATACCTTCTTCAACAGAATCACTAGCTAGTTCAATCCTTCTCAATTCTAAAGCAGCACCTACTTTATCAGTCATGGCACTAGAAAAATGTGACTCAGCTTCTAGATTTTCACCATCAGTAATACTATCAATAAAATCTTTTGAATTACTCATTTTTAAACCTCTTGTTCTGGTTGTTGCTCTTGAGGTATTTCCTCTTGAGGTGGTTGGGGATTATATACTGAACTATCATCAGGATCGCCAACTTCTCCAACCTTACCTTGGGCAGTGTCATCTCTTCTAATACCACCATGATTATCTGGTAAATTTATGCCGCCATCTTCTGGATCAATATTTGCTTCTTTATTAATATCTTTCTGCATTTGCTCAATTTCAGTATCAGTCAACCGCAGAACATTCTTTTGCACCCAATTTTTACTAAAGAATGTGCCCACATAAGCTTCGATTGAATTTAAAGTATTTATTCTATCATTTAAAAGTTCTGCATCTTTAAGTTCTGAAAAATGCCCATCTGCTAAGAAATCATATTGAATATGTTCTTGCATATCTGGCCAATCATCAGGCGAAATAATTCCTTTTAATAAAAGTTGGGTCTTTAAAACATCAGTAAATAATGGCGTGAATTTTTTTCGTATTCTTTGAACAAACTTAGTAAATTTAAGTTCATCTCTTGTAATTTCAGTAGAGCGACCAAGTGTGAATTGAGCTTCTGCTTCCAAACGAGAGATAGGAACATTCAATGACCTAAACAGTTTTCTTTGAAAATATACAATATCATCAATCTCACCAAGATTTGATCCACCTGGCAGTGATGTAATCTCTGTGCCTCTACCACCTTCTCGACGAGGAAGCCAGAAATCTTCCAACATACTCATATGGTTTCTATCATCACGAATCTCACCAGTTGATGCATCATACACTAACTTGTTACGATAACGATTCATAACATCTTTAAGATACTGCTCTGCTTTTACCTTTGGCAGATTACCGACATCAATATAGAAAATTCTACGCTCTGGCGCTCGTGAAACACGATAGATAACAAGAGAATCTTCAATCATACGCAATTGATTGACAGGTTTAATAGCTTTATGCAAATATGACAATACATTTCCAGTATTACCATCAATTAAACCAGAAGGAACATAACAAATAGAATCTGGTGAAATTTTAAGACCTTGACCACTATTACCACCAGTAGCTAAACCAGCAGCACCCAATCCCTTTTCATTGTAAATAAAAAATTCATCAACCTTTTTAATTTTATCAACACCAGTTTTTACATCTTTTTCTTTTTGAACTTTTCTTACTTTTTTAATTTTTGTAGAATCAATATATCTAAGTTCAGTTATTCCTTTTCTGGGTTGTTTATTGTCAATAATTTTATGATAATAAATTCTTCCATCAACATACCATCTTCTAAAAATGTCATGACCTTTTTGCTCAAATTTAAGAAGTCTCAATACTTCTGCAAATTCTTCTCTAATTTTATGTTTTATTTTTGCAGGGTATGGAATATTATCTAAAACAATTTGAACAGATATATCAGATTCATTAGCAACAATACCTTCATTCACGATATCTTCAATTGCTGTATCACATTCCGTTTGTTGTGCAATATCACGATATCGTCGAATTAAATCTAAATTAGATCGTTCTTTTCCATCAGTGTTTAATTGAGAACTAAAAAATCCACCACCAGCAATATCTATAGCGCCGTCATCAGAAGTGGGAGCGGTGAAAGACGTTCCCCCCTCTTCTTTTTTTCTATTAATTTTAAAACCAAATAATTCGGCCATAATGACTCCTACTAATCCTTATATTTAGTAGGTTTGAAACTAGAAGTTTATACCAGAAGCTTCAAAATGTTGATATCTCCAAGTACAATCAAATGTCTCGACGTTATCTGCGCCTTCTGCTGTCAAATCAATTTGTCCTAGTCCAATTGGCCAGGCAGAACGGAAGATGTATGACTTGAGAACTGTGTCATCACGATCTAATTGTTCGACTGTCAAATCTGATTGATAATCTGTAAGTGCAACAACACCTTCGGCAGTAGCAAGATTATTAATGCCATTCATCCATAACTCTAATGAATTACGAATTGCAAAATCCGTATCATTTAAGAATGTTGTTGTCCAAGCGTCATCAAATGTACGATCACCAGCAATATAAATTTGCCGACCTCTGAATGGAATGATAATTGGGTTTAAAGTTTGTCCCGGTAGTGCAGAAGCCCTACATAAAAAAGAGGACCGACGAACATCTAAACCTGTAGCAATACCAGTTGGTGGAGTAATTGTCACCTTAAATTGGTTAGCTCTGGCTCCACCGCCGATTAGGTTTGCTTTAAAATCATCTATGCTTGCCATGTTAAATTACTCCTTAAAATTAAAATCTACCAACTACTTCTTCAAATTCCACACCAGTACGAACCGCTACGAAATTGAGTGTAATAAAGTTAATTGACCTTGCTGGTTTGATATAGATATCACCAATAAATTCATTTCTATCTATGACTTCACCAGTGTTATTTGTATCATCGCAAACTACCTTAAAGTCAAATATACCTCGGCGTCCTTGAACATCTCGTAAAAAAGGTTCTACCATATTTCTAAACTGCGCTCTGGTAAATTCATCATTGAATTCAAATAACATATATTTTGCAGCGGTTGAAATTGCTTTTTCAAGAACTAAGAACAGTCGGCGCACGTTAATACGATCAAATGCACTTGGTTTTGCTAATGCTGTTTTATCACCAAAGAGAACCACACCTAAACCGGGAAAATCTACCACAGGATTGATTCTGTGTCGATAAAGAATATCTCTCTCTGATTGTTTTGGCGTATACGAAAGTCTAATTGCACTCCTGACGTTACCACGGTTGTAGCCAGCTGGAGAGAACCAAGGATCGGCAACATTATCTGTGTAAGCACAAAGTCCAGCTATATCCCCGTTTAATGGAACAAAACGATACACATCGTTATATTTGTCGTAAATATATTTGTAACCACTATCAAATACAACATATGAGGATGAAGGGCAGCGTTGGAAAGCTTCTCTAACATTTTCTGTTGCTGTATTTGAGCTTGTGACACCTACAGTTGCTGCTCGGAATGGAGAAACAAACGCAACACAGTCTTTTCTTTTTTCCACTAAATCTGTTAACATTGTAACATGAGTGTCTTGTGTCGCTGAACTATTGCCAGAACCACCACCTTTGCCACCAATGACAAGATTAATATCTAATGTTTCTGTATCTGCAAACTCATCATATGCTAATTGCAACTCACCAGCAGTTACAGCATAATCATCAGTGCCATTTTTTAGAACTGTATTTGTTGGTGTATCAAGAGCAGCATAGCCAGTTACACCACTTTCTCCCGTTATTTTACCATTTTCATTTTCATTACTTGTGCCGGTAGCATTAAGAACAACATTGCTGCCAGCATCCGTACCAGCACCATCTGTTCCACCATCTTCAAATATAATAGTAGTATCTTGACCATCAAAATCTGTTCCCCAATTTTCACCAGCAGTATTATGATCCATCTGATAGATAAAGGCCGAAGACCTAAAGATTTTATCAGCATAGAATGTATTATCACCTTGTGGGGATTTACCAAATGGATTTTTAGAAAGATTTGGATAGGTTTCTAATATTGAATTAGTTCTATTTCCATTTGCAGTAACAGAAAAACCAGTTATTTCTCCAAGAAAATCAAATACGACAATATGCATTTCATCTTCAGTACCTCTTTTATTTTCAGTTGCAAAATCAGATGTTCCAGGCGCACCATCAAATAAATCATAAAATCTCCAACGCCTACGAACACTTGTTCCAGATGCAATCTCTGTCTGAAGTCCACTACCATTTGGATCATCCATCAGTTTAACTGTAATTGTAGCTGCGGCAGTATCTACCTCTGTAACTTGATACTCAAATCCTAGTGTTTCAGCAAAGTTAACAATATCATGAATATTGAAACCAGAAGAAGATGTAAGACTAATAACTGTCTGACCAATCGCCTCAGTTTCACTTGTCGTTGTTTTAGCTAGTTCCTCATAAGCAGTTGCAGTTGCACAGATAGAAACACCAATTGAATTTCCATGTTCGCCAGCTGTTCTTGCAGCCCATTCACCAACTGAAGCTTCTCCATTAGCAAAAGAATCCTCATAGTGATCATCATCACGAATGATAAATGATGTGCCAGATGCGATAGCATTTGTTACACCAGATTCACAACGAACAACTCTCAGTGCATTTGTATACTGCAAGAAACCTGCGGCTGCAAAAAATGTCTCAAACTGATTTGAATCATTCTGAGGTTTGCCGAAGACTGTTATCAATTCTTCTTCAGAACCAATAGTTACAATAGACTTTACTGGGCCTTTTTTAAAGGCTCCTGCAATAGCACCGATTGATGTTGATACCGCTGGGATAATATTTGTAAGATCAATTTCTCTTACATGTACGCCAGGAGAAACTAGAAAACCCATTTTATTGCTCCTTTATCAGAGTCGTGTTATTTCAGAATATTTATAATAATTAGTTTCCTAAACCACTAGTTTTATAAGTGTTATATCATATAAATAATATTATGAACGAACACTATGAAAAATACAAAGAAACAATTAAAAAGGTTGCTCGTAGAAATTATCGCAAAAGAATTTTATTATTAAATGATTTTCTAGCAGAACAATTCTGTATTCATTGTGGAGAAAGCGAAACTGTATGTCTTAAATTTTATCCACATGATTCAGAGATTCGTAAACTAACGAAACGTGTTGGCACAAGTAATGAAAGTAGAAAGGAAATATTTCATTTAATAAGTCAATCAAAAATTCTGTGTTCAAATTGTTGGATAAAAATTGATAATGATTTAATTGAATTCATATAGTTACCAATTTGTATTATAATCTCTAACTACAGTAGTCCATCTAGTTCCATACTCATCAATTTCATCATCAACAGGATCATCAACACCATTCACTACAAATCCGAATGGTGCCATATCTTGCTCTAGCATATCTTGCTGTTCTTTCATCATAGTCATTCGTATATCATTATCTGTCAATTCTTTAAAGTATGTTTGATCTGTAGCCCAACCAAATATAAACATACAGGCAACCAGATCGTCATTGCATCCATCGTCAGCAGTATACGATGAACCTTTAATAATAAAGGTGGACAACTCATTGACACAATCATAATCTTCGACAATAAGTTTGTTATCCTCAATCAATTGTTTGAG